AAAGCTAGTTACTTCTATAAAGGAGTTTCCTGAAATGTTAAAGCTAAGACCAATAGTTGTCAATAATGAAATGGTTGTACTTGGTGGTAATATGAGGTTAAAGGCTTGTAAGGAAGCTGGACTAAAAGAAGTTTATATACTAAAGGCAGATGACTTAACGGAAGAACAACAAAGAGAGTTTATAGTAAAAGACAATGTTGGTTTTGGCGAGTGGGATTGGGATATACTAGCGAATGAATGGGATGTTGGTTTATTGGATGAGTGGGGTTTAGATTTGCCTGTTTTAAAAGATTTAAAAGAAAGCGACTTATTTGATATTGAAATCCCTTTTTATAAACCTTCTGAAATAAAACCAGAGATTAGCGAATTGGCAAATTTAGATAAAACAAGATTTTTAATTAAAAAAATTGAATTGTTAAAAATAGATGAAAATTTAAAAGAAATATTAAAAATAAGAGCGTCATTTTTTACAGATTTTAATTTTCAAAAAATAGCGGATTATTTTAGTAATGAAAAAGAAGATGTAAAAGAAATTTTTAAAGATTTAGGGATGGTTATTTTAGCTCCAAAAGAGGCACTTGAAAGAGGTTTTGTAGAATTATCAGAAAACGTATTTGAATTATGATTTTTTACGTTTTGTCTATTCAGGAAAAAAGCAAAAATAAAACCGTTAGGTATTTAGAAAAAAGAGGTTTTGATTATAAAGTTTTAATACCTGATGTTTATAAAGAATTAGCGGAAAGTTATAAAAAAAAAGCAATAATCTACGATACTGAATTATGTAAGTCTTATGTGGATTTTTGCGGAACAAATATAGAAAATGGTGCCGCTGTTGGAAGAGTTGCAAGTATTTTGGAAGCTAAAAAAAATGGATGTATTAGTGTTTGTTTAGACGATGATTATGGTGGGATTGTAGCAAGTAAGCCAATTAATACATATAACAAAGAAAAATTAATTTTTGTTATTGAAAAATTACACGAGATTACTTTACAAACAGGTATTATATTTGGAGGTTACTCAGGTGGAGCTATGCCTAATACTAAAAAAAATATTATGCAAATATGGATAATGGATTTTAATTGGGATTTAAATGATTTGAATATGATACTAAATGAAGATGTAAATTTTTCAATAAGTAAATGGCATAAAGGAATTGCAAATTTTGGATTAGCTACTATTTTAAGAAGTGGAGCTCAAACAGCAGAAATGGATAAAATAGACGGAAACACTAAACATATTTACTCAACTGATAGAAGTTACAGAAAGTCTTTTGGAAGCTTATTGCAAGACCCAAATAATGCAAAATTAACTATAAATAGACATAATACAAAAAGAGGTGCTTTGTGGCATCATAAAGTAAGTTGGAACAATATTACACCTAAAATTTTAGATAACGGGATACTATAAACTACAAATATAAATGAACAAAACCGAACAACATAAAAAAGCAATTATAGAAGCCCTTGAGAAATCTTTGGGCGTTGTTACGACTGCTTGTAAGATAGTTGGAGTAGGTCGAACTACATTTTATGAATGGCTAAAAGAAGATGAGGAATTTGCCAAACAAGTTGATGATATTCAAAACATTGCTTTAGATTATGCAGAAAGCCAATTGCATAAACAAATCGGAGACGGCAGCACCGCAGCAACAAACTTTTACCTTAAAACAAAAGGTAAGAAACGAGGGTATATAGAACGACAAGAAATAACTGGTGCGGATGGTATGCCTACAAACTTCCAAATAGAGATTATTGAAAGTCAAAACGAATAAGGTATTTAAGCACCTTAAAGAATCAAAGAATAAAATTACTATTGAGCAAGGTGGTACAAGGTCAGGCAAGACCTATAATATCATTATGTTTATTATTTTTGATTACTGTTTGCGTAATACAGGCAAGACTATAACAATATGCCGAAAGACGTTCCCAGCGTTAAGATCGTCTGTTATGCGAGACTTTATTGAGATACTGCGTTCTCATAATATGTATTCAGAAGAATATCACAACAAATCAAATAGCGAATATCACTTAAACGGAAATCTTGTTGAGTTTATAAGCCTTGACCAGCCACAAAAGGTAAGAGGTCGCAAAAGAAACTTACTATTCATTAACGAAGCAAACGAGTTAGACTTTGAAGATTGGCAGCAGCTTGTATTTAGAACAGAGGACAAAATAATATTAGACTACAACCCTTCCGATGAATATCATTGGATTTATGACAAAGTAAAAGAACGAGAAGATGCTGATTTTTATATTACTACTTATTTGGATAATCCTTTCCTTGAGCCAAGTATTAAAGCAGAAATAGAACGCCTTAGAGATACAGATGAGCAGTATTGGCAGATATACGGTTTAGGACAAAAAGGGATTAGCAAAGCAACGATATTTAATTACAAAGAAATAAACGCAATACCTGAAGATGCTACATTTTTAAGTTACGGAGTAGATTTTGGATATACTAACGACCCAACGACTTTGGTGGCGGTTTATACTAAGGAATATAACATATACCTAAAAGAGCTGATATATCAAACGCAAATGACAACGAATGATATACATAACAAGTGGAAACAAATAGGTATAACAAGAGAGCCTATATATTGCGATAGCGCAGAGCCAAGATTAATAGAAGAGCTTAGGCGTATGGGTTGGAATGTACGACCAAGTATAAAGGGTGCTGATTCGGTTAATGCTGGTATCGACCTATTGAAACGATTTAAAATAAATATCTACAAAGATAGTCATAACGCAATCCAAGAATTTAGGAACTACAAATGGCAAGAGGACAAAAGCGGTAAACTGATGAATAAGCCAGTAGATAAAAACAACCACCTTATAGATGCCACACGATACGCTACTTATTCCGTATTGAGTAAACCAAACTTTGGCAGGTACACAATCCAATAGTCAAGATGTGCTAGATATTAGTAAAGCAAAAAAAGATTAAAAAATATTTTTGTTTTAGCTATATATAAGTATGAATGTTGAATTAATAGTACCGAATAATTTAAGCGAGGTCACACTAGGACAATACCAAGAGTATATAAAAGTGATTGATTTGCCTGAGAATGAGTTAGCCTTTAAAATGGTTGAGATATTTTGCGGTTTAAATAAGGAGCAGACAAGAGCCTTAAAAATGACCGATATAACAGATATTAGTAACATAATATCCACGATGTTTGATTCCAGCCCTCCGCTTATCCATAAATTTAAAATGAAAGGTATTGAGTATGGTTTTATACCAAGCCTTGACGATATGAGTTTTGGTGAGTATATTGACCTTGATACCTATATAGGCGACTGGGATAATATGCAGAAAGCAATGGGAGTTTTATAGAGACCGATTACAAATAAGTACGGAGGCAAATACACTATTGAAGATTACAAAGCGCAAGATGTTGAGCACTTAAAAGGTATGCCATTAGATGCAGTACTCGGTTCTATACTTTTTTTTTATCATTTAGGGATAGACTTGTGCAAAATTATAACGAGCTATTCACAGGACACAAAGGAGACGAACTTACTGCGGTATCTCAATTCGGAACAAAATGGGGATGGTACAGTAGTATCTATGCACTCGCTCAATCAGATATTAGGCGATTTGAATATATCACTAAATTAAAAATGCACGAATGTTTGTTATTCTTAACATTTGAAAAAGAGAAGAACGAATTAGAAGCAAAACAAATTAAAAATAAATTTTGATGCAAGGGATTAGAGGATTTTACCAATTGACTGAAACTATCAAAGAACAGTTATTGAATGACGTAAACACGAACACCGTAACGACTGGTGATATCACAGAAATAGACTTGTCAAAGCAAACTATATTTCCTTTAGCTCATATCATTGTGAATAATGTAGTTGCACAAGAACAAGTACTTTTATTTAACATTACAGTCTTGGCTATGGATATTGTAAACCAAAGCAAAGAAGAAACTACTGATTTATTTAGAGGCAACAATAACGAGCAAGATATTTTGAATACGCAGTTAGCGGTACTTAATCGTTTGGTAATGGTTTTGAGAAAAGGAACATTACACACTAATTTATATCAATTAGATGGTGATGGAAACTGTGAGCCTTTTTATGAAAGGTTTGAAAACTTACTAGCTGGTTGGGCTTGTACTTTTGATGTTGCAGTACAAAATGATATTGATATATGCAGTTAAAAGACACACAAGATGCTTTAAATGCTTTTGGGAGGTATGTTGTTCAACAATCACGCAGCAGACTAACTAAGGGTGGTAAGAACGCTTCTAAGACACTTTATGATAGTTTAGGGTATGATTTAAAGGTTATGCCTAATTCGTTTAGTATGGAGTTTCTAATGGAGGAATATGGCGAGTATCAGGACAAAGGTGTAAGCGGTACGGATGTAAAATATAATACTCCGTTTAAATACACAAACAAAATGCCACCACCAAGCGCATTTAGTCAATGGGTTATAAGAAAGGGATTAAAAGGAACAAGGGATAAGTCAGGAAAGTTCACAAGCCGTAAAGGTTTACAATTTGCAATCGCTAAGAGTATATTTAAGAAAGGTGTAAAGCCGAGTTTGTTTTTTACTAAACCATTTGAAGCAGCTTTTGAAAGGTTACCTGATGATATTGTGGAGGCATTTGGATTAGATGTAGAAAATTTTTTAAAGACAACGATTAACAATAAAGCAACAAGATAATGGCTAACGTATTTGTAAGAAGCCCATATTATGTATCAAACTTTGATGGAAGTGGCGATGCTGCATACGGCATTTTAACTATAACGATAGGAGGTCAAGTTAGATATACACTTCGTAAAAATTATAGTTCAATTAATGATACCGTTTTGTTTGAGATAGCGGAACTTATGCGAGATTATTTAGATTTAAAATATGCTCAAATTCCTTCATTATATTTAACGCATAGTCAAACGTATTCAACAAGTTTACAAAATTATGAATCGGATGGCACGCCTTTAGGTAGCCCTATTGTTCAAAGTGGGTTTATTATTGATGCTTATGGATATTACGAAGAGGGTAGCAATCCAACAACGACTAGAGGGTATATGCAAAGCAACAACGTTATCTATCGTTTAGCTGATTCGGACATACGCATACCAGTAGATCGAAACAATACCACAAGCGTAGTTTATTTATATCAAGGTCAAATAACTAAGTCGGTAGCTATAACTTCAAGCGCATCTTATGCCTTTGAATATGTAAGCAATGCAGCGGAGTCTTACGATAGTTTTAAAGATAGGGTAACCGAAGCGGGTGGAACTTATGAGGACAACGTATGTATATCTGAGTTCTTAGATGAAAACGAAATATTTGATGTAGACGAAATAAGAATAGATACAACTGACGGACTTAAAATAATTAAGGTAATAACTCTAGACGAATGTAGATATACGCCTATCAAAGTTAGTTTTGTAAACCGTTGGGGTGCTATTCAAGACCTTTGGTTTTTCAAGAAGTCAGTTGAAACCTTAAACGCAACAAGGGAGCAATTTAAAAGAGCCGTAATAAACGAGTTCGGTGTTTATGATACTTTGGTGCATCCTAAACAATCTTATAACGTTAAATCGACTAAAAAGATAACTATCAATACTGGATATGTAAGTGAGCAATATAATGATCCAATGCAAGAGCTTATACAATCTGAGCAAGTTTGGATGGAATTAGATACGGTAGTTACGCCAATGGTGGTGGATGCAAATAGCTTGACTTTTAAAACAAGCGTAAACGACAAATTAGTAGATTATACTATTGACTTGTCGTATGCTTATGATGCTATAAACAATATTCGATAATGCAAATAATCCAGCTTTACATACAAGGTCAGAGGATAGATGTTTTTAACGATGAAAGCGTATCTATAACGCAAACCATTAAGAATACAAAAGACATCAGTCAAGTTTTTACCGAGTTCACAAAGTCGTTTAGTTTACCAGCATCCAAAACAAACAATAAG